TGATTTTGCTCAGTATCATAAATTTTTAGGTAAATTATATGAACAAATATTTGGTAATACAGACCTGATTGCTGAGAAGATTCGTATGCTTGGTTCATATGCTCCAGGTTCAATGGAAAGATTCATTGAGTTATCCGATATTGAAGAAGCTACTACTGTTCCAGATGCTATGACTATGTTGCGTACATTGAGTTCAGATAACGAAAGATTTATTTTTCATCTGAGAGCTGGAATTGCTGCAGCTGACCAAGCAAATGAACCTGCTATCTCTAACTTCTTACAAGAAATATTGGATCAACATCAAAAACACGCATGGATGATTCGTAGTATTATAAAATAATGAATAGTGGATATAATGGTAATTTCTCACTAAAAAGAACGGGAGTAGATTTTTCTTATACCGAAGAACAGGTATTGGAAATAGCTAAGTGTGTAGAAGATCCAATTTATTTTATTGATAATTATTGCTATATTGTAACACTAGACCATGGTATTCAGCCATTCAAACTTTACGATTGTCAAAAGAAAAAGATTAAACTGATTCACGATAACCGTAAAGTTATCCTTATGGAAGGTAGGCAGCAAGGTAAAACAACATCTGCTGCGGCTTATATTCTTTGGTATACCTTGTTTCAAGATAACAAAAATGTAGCCGTTCTTGCAAACAAGGCTACAACTGCTCGTGAAATTATGGCGAGATATCAATTGATGTTTGAATACTTGCCTAAGTGGATGCAACAAGGTGTTAAGACTTGGAACAAAGGTGACATTGAATTAGAAAACGGGTCTATTGTTTTTACTGCTGCAACAACTGCTGCTGGTATTCGTGGTAAATCAGTTAACTTATTGTATATTGACGAAGCTGCAATTATTCCAAATACTGTGGCTGATGCATTCTTTACTGCGGTATATCCAGTTATCTCTGCCGGTCAAACAACAAAGATTCTTATTACATCAACACCATTGGGTTATAATCATTTTTGGAAATTTTGGAATGATGCCGTTAATAAAAACAACGACTTTGTGCCCATGTACATTCCATATTGGGAGATTCCAGGCAGAGATGAGAAGTGGGCACTTGAACAGAAGCGTCAGCTTGGTGATCTGAAATACAATCAGGAAGTGCTCTGTAAGTTCTTAGGATCGTCCTTAACACTTATTAACTCAGACACTATTGAATACATGTCAACTTGTCCTACAGTCTATTCCAAAGACGGTTTAGACTTGTATGAATACCCAATTAATGGCCAAAGAGATGATGATGAAAACCTAGTTACCAAGCCTCACACCTATGTTATTGTTGCCGATACAGCTAAGGGTGTGGGTGGCGACTATTCAGCCTTTGTCATTGTAGACATTACTGATATACCTTATAAGCTGGTTGGAAAGTTTAGAGATAATAAGATAGCACCTATGCTATACCCTAGTGTCATATATAAAATGGCAAGAGATTATAATAACGCTTATGTGTTGATTGAGGTTAACTCAAGTGAGCAGGTGGCTCATATCATGCACAATGAATTGGAATATGACAATATCATCTTTGTAAACAGAGATACCAAAAAAGGGCAAGTTGTTTCTGGTGGTTTTGGTGGAGGTAAAACTCAGTTAGGTGTTCAAACCGATAAGCGAGTAAAACGCATTGGCTGTTTCACCTTTAAATCCTTACTTGAAGAAAGTAAGCTTTTAATTACCGATGCAGATACCATATCTGAAATATCAACTTTTATCCAAGTAAAAGATAGTTATGCAGCTGATGATGGTTACCATGACGATTTGGTGATGCCATTGGTTTTGTTTAGTTGGTTAACTACAAACCCTTATTTTAAAGAATTAAGTAATATCAATATTCGTGAATCCATGTATCAAGCCAGAATTAAACAAATTGAAGAAGATGTTATTCCTTTTGGATTCATACAAAATGGATTAGAAGAACAATTTGTTGTAGATTCTGGTGATGTTTGGAAACCAGAAATTCCAGCTGGTTATCTATCATCAAATCTTTAAAACACTAAATAGAACATAAAGAATAATTGACCCGTAAACTAAGGAGAAATCCATGGCATTTCAGCTATCACCTGGGGTAAATGTATCAGAAATTGACCTGACTACAGTTATCCCTTCTATTGCTACTTCAATTGGTGGCATCGCTGGAAATTTTAACTGGGGTCCAGTTGGTGAAGTCATTACCATTTCTGACGAGGTTCGCCTTGTTGATCGTTTTGGTAAGCCAGACTCTACAAATTATGAATACTGGTTCTCAGCTGCAAACTTTCTAGCTTATACAAATAATTTAAAAGTTGTTCGTGCTGCAAACACTTCGTCAACATATAATGCCACTGCAAACGGCGTTGGTGCTTTGATTAAAAATGAAAGCGACTATGTTGCAAACTGGGAATCATCGGCCAATACATCACTGGGACCATTTGGTGCTCGTTACGCTGGTGATGGTGGAAATTCACTAAGAATTTCTATCTGCCCAAGCACACAAGCATTTTCAGCAAACTTAACAGTTACAGATTCTTTAAGAGCAAATGCTGTTGGAGCTACTGACACCACAATTAATGTTAACGGTAATGCAAACGCAGCTGCCAATTTGGTTGCTGGTGACTTGATTTCTGTTAATGGTGGTTCATCATATGTTCGTGTAGCTTCTGTTAACGCAACTGCAATTATTACAGCCACGGCACCAGGAGCAGTTGTTGTAGGTACAGCAATCTTACGCAAATGGCAATATGCTGACCAGTTTGGCGTTGCACCAGGAACATCTGATTACACTTCAGACAATAATGGTAGCGGCGATGAATTGCATGTCATTGTTATTGATGAAGATGGTATATTCTCTGGCGTTGCAAATACAGTTCTTGAAAAATACTCATTTGTATCAAAAGCTTCAGACGCAATAACTAACGAAGGTGAATCAAATTATTATAAAAATGTTATTAATAATAGATCACAATATGTTTGGTGGTTAAATCATCAACCAGGTGCATCAAATTGGGGAACAAGTTCTGTTGCTAAAACATTCACAAACATCAATTCTCCATTCTCAGCTTCAATGTCAGCTGGTGCAAACGGTACAATTGGTAATACTGAAGTTGACACAGCATATGATTTTTTTGCGGCTCAAGATTCTGTTGAATTGTCGCTATTAATTTCTGGTCCAGGAAATGCAACAATAGCAGCTGGTCTAATTTCTCTTGTTGAATCTCGCAAAGATTGTATGGTTTTCTTGTCACCAACAAAGGCATCAGTTGTTAATAATGCTGGTAATGAGACTACAAGTATTCTTTCTTTCCGTTCTGGACTATCAAGTTCTTCATATGCTGTTCTTGATTCTGGCTATAAATATCAGTATGACAAATACAACGATGTTTACCGTTGGGTTCCTTTGAATGGTGATATTGCTGGTGTTTGTGCTCGCACAGACCTTGAGCGTGATCCTTGGTTCTCACCAGGTGGTTTAAATCGTGGCGTAATTAAGAATTTGATTAAACTTGCTTGGAATCCAACTAAGACTGATCGTGATAACCTATATGTTCAAGGTATTAATCCTGTCGTTACCTTCCAAGGTGAAGGCACAATTCTGTTTGGCGATAAAACTTTGTTGAGTCGTCCATCAGTATTTGATCGTATCAATGTTCGCCGTCTGTTTATTGTATTAGAGAAAACTATCGCTCGTGCTGCTCGTTCAACGATGTTTGAATTTAACGACCAGTTTACAAGAGCTCAATTTGTTAACTTAGTAGAACCTTATTTGCGTGATGTTCAAGGTCGCCGTGGTATTACCGACTATCGTGTTGTTTGCGATACAACTAATAATACTGGTGAAATTATTGATCGCAATGAGTTTGTTGGTGATATCTATATTAAGCCAGCTCGATCAGTTAACTTCATTCAGTTGAATTTTGTTGCGGTTCGTACCGGCGTTTCGTTTGATGAAATCGTTGGCCGATTCTAATACATAAAGGAACAGGAGAAAACAAATGGCATTTAATATTAATCAATTCCGTTCGCAGATGACAGGAGACGGCGCTCGCCCAAATTTATTTGAGGTGACGATGCCTTTTCCTGGATTTTCTAATCCAGCGAACGCACAGCAAAAGATGACCTTTATGTGTAGAGCTGCACAATTGCCTGGTTCAACCATAGGCGTTGTGCCAGTTCAATACTTTGGTCGTGAATTAAAATTTGCTGGTAATAGAACATTTACAGATTGGACAATTACAATTATTAATGATGAAGATTTTGTGGTCCGTAATGCATTTGAAAGATGGATGAACGGCATAAATAGTCATAGTCTGAATGTTCGCAATCCTTTAGCACAAACACCTGGAAGCTATACAGTTGATTCTCAAGTTGTCCAGTACGGTAAAAATGGAGATGCAATAAAAACCTATAACTTTTTAGGTGTGTTTCCAACTGACATAGCTCCAATTGATGTTGATTGGGGTTCAAATGATGCTATTGAAGAATTTACCGTAAGTTTGTCTTTCCAGTGGTGGGAAGCGGTTGAAGATGGTGTTGTGTAAAAAAAAGAAATTTGTTTCTTTTTTACTTTTTAAAATGATATAGAATGAGGTATATTCCGTGGCTGTAACATTATTTGGCTTTACTCTAGGTAAAAAAGATATTGTTCAGGTTGAAAAGCCTGAACAAGCTTCTTTCACGCTTCCAACAGAGGCACTTGATGATGGTGCAGTTACCATCACTCAAAATTCGCACTATGGAACCTATGTAGATTTAGAAGGTTCTGTTCGCAATGAACTAGAATTGATTACTCGTTATCGTGAAATGTCAAATCACCCTGAGTGTGATATGGCTATTGACGAAATTATTAATGAGGCAATTACACACGCTGATGATGGTAAAGTTATAGATA